CAACGAAGAGCGAGGGTCGCGAATGACGGACAACGTTGTTCAGTTCGCAGATCTGCAGTTCCGGGCAAAGCAGAAGCGATGGCCGTCGGAGAAGGATCGCTGCGAGCACAAACGGTTGATGCTGGATGACAACGGCGAAATCGTCACGTGCGAAGACTGCAAACAGCAAGTCGGTGCCTATTGGGCGTTGCGCCACATGGTGGATGTATGGGGACAGCATGCAGAGAGCGCGAAGCGCAACGCCGCCTCCCTTCAAGAGCGCATCGAAGCGAACGTAAGTCTCCTAGCCGCCCAACGCGTGGAGAAGGCGTGGCGTAGCCGCAAGATGGTTCCGACGTGCCCGCATTGCAGCGATCCGATCTTTCCGGATGACGGCTTCGGCGGTTCGATGATCAGCCGCGAGATCGCGGAGCGGCGGCGCGCGACTCGTAGAGCAAGGAAGGGAGAGTGACCGTGTCGCAAAGAGATGCCGCCGCAGATCAACTGGCCGAGTGCACCGAAGGACTTCTGAAGTTCCTTCGCGTGTCGCTCGCCGCTGGCCCGATGTCTTGTAACCCACGGACCGAGACATGGCACCTGCAACGCCTGAAGACGGCACTTGCTGCATATCGCGCCGCGTCGGCGCATGTGTGCGGTAGCCCAACTGCCGAATGCGATGTGAATTGCATGACACCCGATAGCTCAGCTGCGAAAACGAGCGCAGAGGATGAATGCCCTGCGCATATGTCCGGATGCCACGTGCGTGACGGTTCAGGCGTGTGCCCGAACTGCAAGCGACCAGTCTGAACCGGAGAGAAAGTCTGTGAATGTGAAATGGCTTGCACAATCGACGATTTACCGCGGTGGCGTCGATCTCGTGGCTATCCAGACATGGGGTGATCGGCAAGCGGTCGCGCGGCCGGTTGAATTCATCATGGATACAAAAGAGCCGCATACGGCGATCGGCGAACCGACCCTAACGCTAGAGGTCGATTCTGCGCGAAGTCTTCTGCAGGCCCTTTGGGACGCCGGCCTTCGCCCTGCCGACTGGAGCAGTCCAGACGGAGAGATCAACGCGCTGCGCAAGCACGTCGATTTCGCCGAACACGTCGCGAAGACACTGCTCGGAACACCGCTGAGAACCTGAGCAGAACTATGAACACCGATCTGCAGCGCTTCTACTGGCGCACTCCTCCGCGAGCTGCGCTGCGTCGATGAGCAAAGCATGAGCACCCAAAGGAGACAAAATGAAGAATCGTCGATACAGCGACAACGATCGGCACTTCTGGCCGTTCACGCTGAGCCTTACCAACTATCGGAATGTCGGAGTTGTGATCGACAGCGGCGCCTATGAAGATCAGCGCGGCGGATGTCACATCCGCTTCTATCTCTACGGCATCGTGTTCATCTGCGAATTGCCGCAGATCATTCCGGACTATGTGGTACGGCATCAAGCCACGACGTGGGACGCTGCCACAATCGCGCGGATCGGTCGAGACTGGTACGAGGAGCGCCACTCGCGAGAGTTTGGCTTCACATTCGTCGATGGCAATCTTCACACCTACTTCGGTCCACAGACACATGACAGTCGTACCACGAAGAGCAAGGTGTTTTTCCTGCCGTGGCGTAACTCTCGATTCATTCGACACAGCCTCTTTGACCTGAAGGGCGAGCACTTCCACACTGAGTTCGAGAGTGCACGCAACGCGTGGGAGGCAACCACGGCCGTGCGCGATGCCTGCCCAAAGGTCCGCTTTGAGTTCGATGATTTCGACGGCCAGCGGATCGTCGCTTCGACCTACATCGAGGAACGCGAGTGGAGATTCGGCACCGGACTGTTCCGGTGGCTCTCATGGTTTCGCAAGCCGCAGATCAGTCGCAGCCTGAATCTCGATTTCAGTTCTGAGGTCGGCCCTGAAAAAGGATCATGGAAAGGGGGCACTGTCGGCCACAGCATTGAAATGCTTCCGGGAGAGCTTCACGAGGCCGCGTTCAAACGCTACTGCGAACAAGAGCACCGATCGAAGTATCGGCGCTTCCGCATCAGTTACGTCGGAATGCTCAGCGCATAGTTGAGGACCAATTCAATGCCAACGAAAAAACGTGTTAGCTATCGCGAAGTCGCCGGATGGAAGGACCTAAACACTACCATCACTGTCAATGACGATGGCAGTCAGAGCGCCGACACTGAGACGATCATGATGTGCGCGCTGTTCCAGATCCGTGATGAGCTGCAGCGACTCAATACCCTGCTTCATTGCCACAACTTCACAGACATCCCGCACAAGCTCGAGCGGATCAAGAAGAACACGACGAAGAAGCGCAAGCCTCGCGCTGTCGGCAAGCCAAAGTTGCGTGTAGTGGGCCGCTCATGAAACGCATACGCAAATTCTGTCTCCTGGTGTGGCAGCCCTTCCACGGCGGACGCATCACGGTGCGTGAGGCTTGGATGCTCGCGACATTACTCAGCGAATAGCGGATCAGCACTTCCATGAAACTCGTACTCGCAGTTGATCCGGGCAAGACAGGTGCATTCGCGCTCTTTGACGAAAGTGGCGAAATCATTGCGGTCGATGACCTGGCCATCGCGAGCAATCAGCGGCTCGCGTGGGTGAGTTGCACGTTTGCCAAACGTGTTCAACGACTGGCGGAAGGTCGGCAGATTTCAGCAATCATCGAGCGCATCAATCCGAATCCTAAAAATGGATCGATTGCTGCATTTAGTCAGGGTCAGACACTCGGTTCGGTGTGTGCTTTGTGTCAGGCGCTTGGGGCGCGCCCAGAATTCGTCTCAGCGCAGGTATGGAAGAAGTCATACGGACTGATCTTCTCGAACGAAGTAGAACATCACGAGCGCAAACGTTATTCGCTGGAGAAGGCGCGCGAGCTTTTTCCGCGAGCTCGGCTTGATCTTCAGAAGCACAACGGTCGAGCCGAAGCTCTGCTGATTGGCCATTGGTACATCAATACGAGACTTCGCGCGACGGCAGCCTGAAGAAACAACCATGTATCTGGCGAAAGTACTTCCTGGCAAAGATCCGATCGTCACTGAGGTCGATGAAGCAGAGGGATTCATCAGTGCTTCTGGTGCTGTTGCGATCAAACAGCGCGAAGGATGGTCGAGAAGATTGCCGGGTGGAGGAGCCGCGGCACTTGCAGGATCAAGATCGGACGCGGTGCGCGCCGCGTTGTGTGTGATGGAACTCCAATCGGCAGAACGCGAAGTGCAATCGAAGCGGGATCGATCGTGACACCAGAACGCTTGGCAAGTCTCATTGCGGCTCGCGGAATCGCAATCGGCCATATCGGTGGCGGTGGACGACCAGAGTGGACCTCGCAAGATGCTGCGATTGCGTTGGCTGCTATCGATCCGCCTGAAATACGCCGCGCCTGCTTTGCTGCCTTTACCTACCGGTGGGCGGGTGCCGATGATCAAAGGTCCACGCTGTACGGATGCCTGATGAACGAGGCAGCGAAGATCGCGGAGAACGAAGGATGGCCGAGTCGAATTCGCGAACAACGCTACGTAGAGCGGCTAGTGCGGATGGCGATTCTTGAAGAGCGATTCTGGTGGATCATCAACAAGAGCCAGCTTTGGCCACACCTAATGACACAGGATGGCTTCAAAGACATGGATCAGCATTTGTGGGAGCGCCGACTGTCGCGCCGATATGAAGCGATCAGGCATGTGATCGAAACGTGGTGCTCGATCGCCCACTACCACATGTTGTCGAGGATCAAGGGCGATGTTGGTTCGTAAGGCGCATTGGTGCGAATGTTCGAACGAGAAAACAATGACTTGACAGAACAATCGATCAGATCTACCGTCCGCGCCCATAAGGGTATCTATCGCTGCCATCTTCTAAAGCCCCGCCACCGAGCGGGGCTTTTTCGTTTTGCAGCCGACAAACGACAGCCATCGAAGGCTGATCGCTGCGGATCCAGCCAGCCTTTCCCCACTGAGCTGGACATTCCATTCGCCCCGTCTCAGCGCGGGGCGTTTTTCACAACAAGAGGTCACATGTCCCTTCGCCGCACTGCGCTTGCGTTGGCGGTATGTATTGGCGCGGCCAATGCTGCCGTCACGCTCAAAGATGCAACGAGCATCAATCTGCTGAAGGGCACCTCGAGTATCGGCACCTATCCAAGTTGGGAAGCGTGCCGCAGCGCTGCGATCGAGAAAGCGAAGGCAGCGACAGCAACGAGCGGCACGGTGACGTACACCTGCCAGAGCGAAAAGCGGCAGGTCATTGCGACGTATGCGGCGGATCCGACTCCTACGCCTACGCCAACACCAACGCCCACCCCGACACCGACGGAGGCGCCGCTCGGCCAGCCGTCGAGCACACCGGTGAACGGCCTGCTGACAGTGCTCGACCCGTTCGCGCACAACCCGGTACACGGCATTCCGGCGACACCGACCGCCACGCCCAGAGCGCTGTTGTCGAACCTGCCGACCATGCCTGGCGTGCAGGTCTTGGCCAGACGCGATGCTGCGGTTTTCTACTTCGGCAATGTCGCTGGGGCGGGTGACTATCGAGCATATGTTGTTCGAGAGGGTGTGACTTTCGCGGACACGCCAAACGGCAAGCAGCCGCGTAGCGCAGTGATCGCATGCGCTGGATTCCGTCAGCACGGCTTTGCGTCGGCCGTGAGCAATGGCAGTTCAACGCGCGAACTGATGCAGGCCGTGGAGCTTCCTGGCCTTACCGTGGCGGGCAAGTACACCGTGGTGCTCGAAGCGATCGCGACTCCGTGTCCGTTCACCGGCATCCCGGCGCACACGGACGCGACCATCACGCAGGGAAACTTCCACGCGCTCGATCCCAATTCGTATCCGTCGACGGGTCAGCACTACGCGAAGTTTGTCTCGTTCAACACTGTCCGCAGCACGTATGGCAATGAGATTGTGAATGGACAGGGCGCGGCGAGCTCGTGGGCCGATCGCATGACGGCGCCGATGGGGGTTCCCGTGCCAGTGAACAGCACAATCGTCCCAACTGATCCTGTCGTCATCGCTCGGAGCACCTTCGAATTGACGCTGCCGTCTGTCGATGAGGCGTTGCTCGCACCAATCATCGACGTCGGCGCAAATGCGATCGAGGACAACTTCACGACGGATCTGGTCGTGGATCCAGCAACGTACGTCGGCAACCCCGACTACTCTGGCTCGAATCTGCCGGGCGCTCCGAAGTTCTCGATCCCTGGTCAGTGGCAGTTCTGGGGACGCTACCTGCAACGCGCCGATGGCCAGAGCGGCATCGTCAATGGTGCCTACAGCCCGAAAGGTTTGTTGGGCTTCCAGGTCTTCCAGCGCCACGGCCGTCTCTACACCTCGTTCGGCGATGCGGGCCAAGACATCGGCGGTTCCATCGGCTTCGCCTCATCGAAGGTTGTGCCGCAAGAACTCGACGCGCAGAAGTACGTCCACTCGATGTTCCGCATCAACACCGAGTCGACGCAACGTCGCTATTGGTCGTGGACCCTCTGCGGAGGCGCGACGCGCGATGAACTGCAAGATCCAGTGACTCGCGAGTACAAGATTCGCCCGATCTTCTACGAGACCTCCTTCGTCACCGCGGGCACCGCTGGGCTCTACGCAGACAACCCGAGCATCGGTGCTCCGCAGCTTGGCGCTGTGAGCGAAGCAAAGGCACAGAACGCGAAGGCGAAAGAGTGCTTGTCGATCGCTGAAGAGGGCGTGCCTGAGTATCCGGTCAGCGGACGCGTGCGTACGAGCGGAATGATCCGAGTTCAGATCCATCCCGCCGGCTACGCGAAGGGCATCGTTCAACTCGGCAGCTTTCGCAACAAGACAGACGCTGCCGGCAAGATCGTCGGACCGCTGCTCGAGCCGTTCGATCAGGTAGCGCCGCTCACGCACTATGACGTCTTCGTGCGCCCCGATCGCATCGTCTTCTTCGTCAATGGTCGCCAGGGCTTCTGCGTCGACCTGAGTGATAAGCCGCTCACGATGAAGTACGGCATGGTCACGTACGGCGATCTGCTCTATCACTCAGCGCTCGAGTGGGAGATGTACGCCTCGCCGTCACGCGACGGCCTGCCGTTCCGGTCATCGCAGCTGTACCACACGATCCTGAACACCCCGATCGCGACGACACGCGCGTGGGACATCATCGGAGAGGGCGAGAAGGTCGACATGCCGGCGCAGTTGGCCACATTCGATGCTTCGCTGTGTCGTAAACCTTCGAATCTTTCGATCCAGTGACATGATCAAACTCTGTCTTGCGCTTCTGCTGGTGTGTGCCCCGGCACTCTCGGCCGTCACCATCACCGAGCAAACGTCCGTCTATCAGTACCGCAACAATTCGAACATCGGTACGAGCCCGAGTTGGGATGCCTGTCGAGCGGATAACATCAAGCGAGCGCAGGCCGAGAAGCTCACATCCGGTACCGTGACATACGATTGCCGCGGCGAACGTCGACAAGTGATTGCGAAGTACTCGCCAAATCCAACGACACCGCCGCCGGCATCTGTGTTCGGTGTCTCGGTCAGCGGCAACAAACTTATCGATGGCAGCGGTAAGACGCTGCAGTTGCGTGGGGTGAATGTCTCAGGACTCGAGTTCGTGGCGATCCAGAATTGGAGCGCTTCGGATCCCTGGGGCGGACAGGTGCCAAACCTCGCTGCCATCAGAGCATGGAAGGCGAACGCCGTCAGATTTCCGCTGAACCAAGCTTCGTGGTTGGGACAGACCTGCAAAGACGCGAAGTCGGGCGCACTGCGCAAGGCTGACCCCGGCAGCAACTATCAAGCGACCGTTCGGAAGGCGGTCGCCGATGCGATTGCATCCGGCATGTATGTGATTCTCGATCTGCACATGTCGGCGCCTGGCACGTATTGCCCGATGATCCAGAACACAATGGCGGATGCTGACAACTCGCTCGCGTTCTGGAACTCAATCGCAACTGCGTTCAAGGATCAGCCGGCGGTGATCTTCGAACTGTTCAATGAACCGTTCGTCTCTCAAACGCAGTACTTCAGTGGCAACGCATGGCAATACTTGATGAAGGGTACCGGCGGCGGGCCGTTCACCGGATTCATCGAAAACGGACTGCAGGGCCAGGTCAACGTGACCTACACCTGGAACATCGCGAGCATGCAAGCAATGGTGGATGCCGTGCGCGCGACAGGCGCCACGAACGTCGTGCTCGTCGGTGGCTTGAACTACGCGGCCGCGCTCGATGGCTGGCTGGTGAACAAGCCGAGCGATCGGCTGAATCAACTCGGCGCTGTGTGGCATGCGTATCCCGCCTACGGTTCCACCTTCGGCACGCCGGCTGCTGCGCAGCCGAACTTCGCGCCACAGATCTTCACGCAAGCGCAAGGCATCCTCGATGCCGGAATTCCGATCGTGATCACGGAGCTCGGTGATCGCTGTAGCGATGGCACACTTAATTCGCCAGAGGTGACGAACATGATCACGTGGGCGGATGCGCGCAATGTCTCCGTGCTGGGCTGGTCATGGAACACCTGGTACACACCGGGTGCCGCCTGCAGTAACGTGCTGATCAAGAATGCGGTCGGTGAGCCCACTGATGGATACGGCAAGGTCTTCCGAGACTGGCTGATCGCACATCCCTGACGAATGATTCTTCGCGCGCCACGATGCGCTCTGCCTGCACCTCTCGCCACAGACTTCGCGTTGGTGTCACGGAGCCTTCCTGTTGTATCAAGCAGCGGCACAGCCGCGAACGCTACGAGTTCCAACTACAACAGCCTGTTGCAGATCACTGGCACCAATGGCTCGGTGTGGATCGACATTTCGAGTTTGACCGATGCTCAAAAAGCGTCGATGGCCTTGTACTGGTACAACGAAGTAGGCGTCGATACGACCACGCTGTACTTCGACCTGGAAAACAAGACCGGCACCGGCGGTGCCCAGACCAATTTGCCTACTGCCTACACCATCAAGGGCAGCACACAGGCTGGTGGCGGTTCGTCGGTGCCCTCAAGCGGCATTACGACAATCGCGACCGTCTCGTCGAACAGCTATCAGTCGCGGAAGCATTCCTTCTCGGCGAGCGGTTACAACTGGATTGGGATGGACATTTCGAGCTCGTCTGGCTCAAACATCCAGTTGAAGCTCGATCTTTGGGACGTGCGTGCCGGCCAGCGAGACATTTTTCACGTGGGCGACTCGCGGACATGGTTTGGACTGCGTCACGGCAATCCACACGGCGGCAGCACAGCGCGCGATGCGCTAGGCAACCTGATGCAGCCAACGACGGGGTTTCACGTGCCAACGATTTGCGCAGGTATGAGTGGAGCGAATGTCGCCAACATCGTCCCGCTGATCTCTGAATGGATGACCGCGATGCCCGGCTTCAAGCGGGCGACCGTGAACCTCGGAATCAATGACGCATTGGCCGCGGCACATGGGAGCACGTGGACCAACAATTATCAGAGCTTGGTCAATGCATTGCTTTCGGCGGGTGTCGAAAAAGTCTTTTGCGAGACGATCGGTGACACGCCAGCGAGTACTCCGCACGCGAATCTCGCTGCTTACAACACGGCGATTGCCAACATCGTGAGTGGCACACCGGGATGCTTTGCTGGGTTCGATGAATACCAGTTCTTCGTAGACACGCCTAGCTACATCTCAGGTGATCAAGTGCATGCAACCGATGCTGGATATGCAGCGCTGCGAACCGCTAAGGCTGACTTTTACGCAAGTCGCATCTAGATGGGTTCATTAACGCTTGTCCAAGCGGTTGCCGATGCGACCACGCCGGTTGACATCGACACGATCAACAGCGGGAGCGCGCCAGATGATTGGGCGCTGTGGACGACTGATCTAGTCACACCGGCGCAGCGTCGCAATGGCGGCGGCTCGACGATTTCGAATGCCTATGTAGGGACGGTGGCGGGTTCTAGTGCAACAGACGTCCGCACCATCTCTTGGACGAACGGCACGCCGACGGCGAGTGGGTCGTCGGCGCTTTGTGCTTTCAACAGTTCATTCGCATCTGGCAATGGCTTTGCACTAAGCCTGCCGGCGACGACATCACCGCGGCGCGCGTGGATTCTGGTTAGCCCGTACAACACCAGTACGCACAACCTAAATATCTCGCTGGGCGATAGCTCAGCAAGCCCGATCTCCACGACTGTGACAGGCGCGGGCGGGACGTTCAATCCGTTCCTGATCATCATCGATTATCAGGCGGATTCGGCCACCACGCTTACGGTGCAGTTCACCGAGCAGGCAACAGCACCGCAGACGGTGTGCTTGCAGGCTGCGGCATGGGCCAGTGCTGGACCGCAGCCCACACGCGATCAGGAAGGCTTTCGCTTCGGCATTGATGATGCGGACGAGGCGAGTCATGCCTGGAGTCAGAATCAGGACACGGATGACACGGTGGCAGTGGGCACGTCGCGCCTGCTACGTGTGCTGATCAATTCCGTGCTCGATACCGCGTCGGCGGCATACACGCTGCGCTATCAGAAGAACGGCAGTGGCGGATATGTGCCGGTACCCGTCGGTGCTTCGGTCAGCGAGGACATTGGGACGACCTCGTACAACGCGATAGGCACAGGCACGAGCGCCACGAGCACGACATCGCACAATGTCAATTACCCGTCGATGACAGGAGCGACATCGAGAACTGCGCTTTACCTCATCGTGACAGGGCGCAGCAGCACAGCAGACACGGAGTTCGCAGTCACCGGTGGAGGTTGGAATCTCATCGGTTCGCTCGAGGGCGGTACGGGAACGTTCGGCGTCGACACGGGCACGCGTCGCGTTGCGATCTTCCGCAAGGCTTCAGTCTCAGGATCTGAGAGCGGCACGATCACTGTGACGCTGGCAGGCACAACGACGAACACAATTCGCGGAAGCATCGTTCGCGTAGAGCCGCCCGATCAGGATCATGTCATCGAAGAATCATTCGCGAGTGGCGCGGATGCGTCAAACGACATTTCCTATAGTGCCACCGCAGGATCAAACCAGACGTATCTCGCTGGTGATCTCGTCCTTGTTGCGACCGCGCAGAATATCGATACAGGCACGCTTTCATCTGTTGCGTTAAGCGCGACTGGCGTCACGTTCGGCACGATCACCAACCGTGCAAGCACGGCATGCACAGGTGGCAACGATCATCGCCATATCGTCTACACGGTACCGGTGAACAGCGTTTCCGGAACACCAAACGTCGCTCCTACGTGGGCATACACCATCAGTGCTGCGGGCAGTGGACCGACCGCATTTCTGCGGATCAGGGCTCGCAGGGCGGCGGTCACGAACGAGATCTACGTCAGCCCATCAAGCAACATCGCAGCAGGCGGTGAAGCAACGACAGATCGGCTGACTGCGCCGAGCGGGAAGACAACGAGTGACTTCACTGTCGGTCGTCGATGGGACGATGAGAACGGATCGGATTCCATCGACATCGCAGCGGATGGATACACGGAACTGGAGTGGTCACTGCAGACGCAGGCTCCAGCAGCCAATGGTGACTACTACGAGTTCCGCATCTACGCAGGATCGAACGCCCTGGACACATACAGCGTGACGCCGAAGTTGACGATGTCGGGAGGCGGATCGACCGCAAAACCAATGAGCTATTACGCTTCACAGATGTTGCACTAACACATGCACTCGTATCTTCGGCAATCGACAGCTTCGCAAAGCAGGTCGATCGGTCCATTCCTGGATGACACCGATTTCAAGACCGCCGAGACGGGACTGACGATCGCGAACACCGACATCAAACTGATGATCAATGGCGCAGCGAGCGCCAACAAGAATTCTGGCGGTGGCACGCATCGAGCCAATGGTGTCTACGGCATCACGTTCGACGCAACGGATACCGCCACTGTTGGCGAGATCTTCGTGTCTGTGGTCGTGTCCGGTGCCCTTCCAGTGTTTGCAACTTTTGTCGTGCTCGAGGAAGCAGTTTATGACGCGTTGTTTGCTGCTTCGGCACCCGGATACGTGGCCAATGCGCCAGTGAACGTGGCTCAGATTTCCGGCGATAGCACTGCGGCCGACAATCTCGAGACCGCGTACGACGACACTGCAGGTGCGGTGCCTTGGAATCAGATCATCGATCAAGGAACCGCACAGGCGGCAACGAGCACGACGCTGCAACTGCGATCGGCGGCGAGCTTCGCCAATGACGAAATTGTTGGCGCCACTATCTGGATCACTGGCGGATCTTCAGGTGTGGGTCAATCCCGTGTCATCACAGACTATGTGAGCAGCACCGACACTGCGACCATAGATCCTCCGTGGACTACAACTCCCACTGGCACGATCATGTATAAGATCACGCCGACACCACCTGCCAGCACGAGCTCGCCGATTCCAGCGAACATCGTTCAGGTGATCGGTGATCCTGTGCAGACCAACGGCGCCACAGATACCAACTGGGGCGGAGCGCCATAGTGAGCGCATGGGCACCTGGCGCGTGGGCGCCTGGCGCGTGGGCAGGAACCGCGTGGGCTGAAGATGCTGGCTCCGACTCAGGTTCATTTGACGCGGCAGTTGGCCTAGGCGCTTCTTTCCTCGGCGTTGCCACATCGGCGGCGAGTCTCACGGCCAGCATTGGTGCCGGCATGACGATGTCTGCCCAAGCCGCAGCCATCGCGTCGATCACTGCCGGTCTTGGTGCCGGCGATGCTGATGGTGGACTCGCTGGGGCAGCTGGCTCGATCTCTGCGCAGATCTCTGCTGCCGTAGTTGCCAATGCCATCTCGAGTGCGATCGCAGCCGTATTGGCTGGCGTGCAGGCTAGTGAGCAGTGGGCAGCCAGTGCGCAATCAGCTGCGCAATTCTCGGCAGCGGGATCACTTGGCGCGGAATTCACCGGCGAACTTTCCGGCGCTTTGATTGGCGCACTGAACTCGGGCACGTCGCTGTCTGCACAATTCATCAGTGCCGCACAGGCGTTGGCGCTTGTTTCGGCACAGGCCAGCATGCTCGATGCCGTGGGCGCTATCGCGATAACGATGGGTCAGCTGTCTGGCGGAGTCACGCTCGACGCGGTGTTCGCTTACGCAACAGGCAACAGCGTTCTCGTGCAAGCCGGCATAGCCACCAATGCATTATTCGCGATCGTTGCGGCAGCGATCGGCTCGCTCTCTGGACTCACGAGTTTGTCGGCTGTAACTGCAGCAGCAGCGCAGACACGATCATCAATCAATGCCGGAATGTCGTTCGGCGCGGCATTCCTGGGCATCGGCGGCGCAGCCACGATTCTGCCGCCGGCAAAGGCCACGCTCCACGTGGGACCGCGCGTTCGCTCATTGCGAGTCGTTTCGCGCATTCGTTCAAAACGCATCAACTGAGGTAGTCATGGATAACAGCCACTTCGGCGCCAACATCGGTGCCGCGGCCAACGCTCGCGTGCATGAAGGCGACGGCTTGGCAATCAAGGGTCGGTGGGAGGTCATCTGCCGTGACAAGAACGGCAATGAGAAATGGCGAGATTTCATCGACAACATCGTCGTGAATGCGGGACTCAATCACGCACTCGACGTCACGCTTTCCGGTGCCACTCAAATCACATCTTGGTTTCTGGGCCTTCTTTCGGCGACTCCAACCGTCGCCGCTGGCGACACGATGGCATCCCATGCGGGATGGACAGAAGTCACCGCCTACGATGAGGCAACCAGACAGGCTTGGACGGATGGTGGCGTGAGCAGCCAATCGGTGAGCAATAGCGGCAGTCCCGCGACGTTCACCATCAGCACGAACGGTACCAACATTGGTGGTGCCTTCCTCACGTCGAACAACACCAAGGGCGGTACGACCGGCACTCTGTATGCCGCAGGCGCATTCACTGCAGGCAACAAGGATCTGGACGATAACGACACCCTCCAAGTGACATTCACCGCGACCGCTGCAGCTTCTTAACGAGGAAGTCATGAAGATCAAATGCAAAGAGACCTTCGAGCAAGGTCAGAGCAAAGCAGAAGGCGGAATGTTCAAGATGATCAAAGATCAGGTGTACGAAGGCACCTCCTCTGAGCACGGGGTGGTCGTCACGCTCGCCGGTCGTCAGCGCACGATTTCGCCGACGATCCTGGTCAATCTTCGGAAGGCCGATCTGATCGAGATCGAGTAAGTGCCGAAGTGTCTTCAGGTCCTGAAGGTCTGCAAAACGGCAGGCGAACGACAGGACTATGCCTTCGATCTCACGGCTGAGTTTTCGAAGCTGTGGGAGGCCGATCATCCGTACGCTGCGGCAGCTGTCGTGAGACCTTCGGTCGGCACAGGCCTCGAATATGTTTCGTCCGGTGGTCAATCGAATGGCGAGATCGAACCAGAGTGGCCAACGCCGGCCGGTGAAACAGTCGAGGACGGATCTATCACCTGGACAGCGCAGGCTCTCAGTGCATTAGGGCTCAAGCACCACATCGTCGATTGCACATGGACGGCGCCGGACGGCATCACGGCATCCGATCAAGTAGAGACAGACGATCCGGGCCTGCAGGAAATTCGAATCTGGGTGTCGGGCGGTACCGTTGGCGAGAGCTACGTCATCACGGCACTGGTTGAAACAAATCTCGGCGCACTCTTTGAGTGTCGCCTCATCGTGAGCATCGAGTGACATGTCCTGTGGATGTAAAGAACGACGCGAAAAACTCCAGCGTTTCGCAAGAACAGCGCGTGATCGAATCGCTATTGTCCTTAGCCGCAAGACTGAGCGACTTGACACTCGCGATGCACCAGCAAAACGAAACGATGAAGACCGTAGTGCTGCAGGTTCTCAATCAGAACGCTCAGCTGATTGAGGCACTGGGCGAGCCGGCGGAGGATGACGAAGAGTCTGGATCGTTCGACATGTCGGGAAATCCCATCAAGATTTCATGAGCCGACGCATTGCATCGCTCAAGCCTCAGGTCTCCGTGGCCAATCTCTCTCGCGCTGCTGCATTTCCTGAAGGGCGTCGTGAGGAATATGCGCAGCGGCGCAAGAAGTTCTATGACTCTGGTCTGTGGCAACGCACGCGAGACGCAAAATTGCGTCGAGATCCGTTCTGCCAAGCATGCGCGTACGAAAACGTCATCACGCAAGGTCAACACGTGGACCATTGGACCGCACTCGCCGACGGTGGTCATCCCACTGCCGACGAGAATCTCGTAACGCTATGTGTGTCTCACCACAGCATCAAGACACTCGCCGAACGAAACGGCACAGAATTCCCGAAGATCGTTCCCTCGAAACCTCTAACCCTCTCGATTGCATGACTGAGAACAAGGGCGGCAGGCCCAGTTTCAAACCGACGGCAGCGATGCGACGCAAGGTGTCAGTCGCTGCGGGTGCGGGGATGTCTCACGAAGAGATCGCACTCGGCCTCGGAATCAGCCGCAACACGCTCGAGAAGCATTTCGAGCATGAACTCTCGGTCGGTGCGTACCAACGCAAGCTCGAAACGCTGGACGCGCTTCACAAAGCTGCACGCAAGGGCAATGTCGCAGCGATCAAGGCCTACAACGCCATGACGCCGCGCGCGGCCGCGCCACCGGCGGAGACTGAGAAAGCCAAGGGCAAAGAAGGGAAGAAAGCGCAGCAACAGGCAGACGCGATCACCGCGCAGAAGGGCACTGAGTGGGAAGACATTCTGCCGAGACCGTCATCGTCGAGCCTCCAGTAGATCGCTGGAATCTCTCCTGCCCTGATTGGCGGGAGCGACTGAAAGATGGTCGATCGCTGGTACCGGATCTGCCGCTAAATCTTGAGCGCGGCAATCAGGCGGTCGCAGTCTTCAACAAACTGCGGCTCGCGGACGTGCCTGGTACGCCGACGATGGCGGAGGCTGGTGGCGACTGGTTCCGCGACATCGTGCGAGCGCTGTTCGGTGCGCTAGACGAACGCACGCGGCAGCGGATGATTCGCGAACTGTTCCTGCTGGTACCGAAGAAGAATTCGAAGACCACGAATGGCGCGCTGTTAATGCTGACCGCGTTGTTGCTGAATGAGCGGCCGCACGCGTCATTGATCATGACGGCGCCGGTGCAAGACGTAGCGCAGCTCGCCTTTGATGCAGCACGCGGAGCGATCGCATTGGATCCGGTGCTCGAGCGAAAGCTTCACGTGCGCGATCACATCAAAACGATCGTGCATCGCGAAACGAAGGCTGAACTCGAGATCATGACGTTCGATCCGTCGGTGATGACTGGGCAGAAGCCGGTCTACTCGCTCATCGATGAGCTCCACGTGATCTCGAAGATGAGCAAGGCATCGAGTGCACTTCGCCAGTTGCGCGGCGGTATGCACCCATTCCCAGAAGGCTTCCTGGCATTCATCACGACGCAGAGCGAAGAACCGCCCTCAGGGGTGTTCAAGGAAGAGCTCACGAAGGCCCGTGAGATTCGCGATGGCAAGCGCCAAGGCGCGATGCTGCCCGTGCTCTACGAGTTTCCAGATGAGATGCAACTCGCGCCGGACAAGCCATGGCGTAACCCAGAGAACTGGCGGCTGGTCACGCCGAACGCTGGAAGATCGATCTCAATCCCTCGACTCATAGAGGACATGGAGGATGCCGAGTCCAAAGGCGAGGGCGAACTGCGCGCATGGGCATCACAGCACCTCAACGTCGAGATCGGCATTGCGCTTCGACATGATCGATGGGTCGGCGCTGATTACTGGCAGCAGTGCGGTGACGCGACAGTCACGCTGGAGGAAATGCTCAAGCGCTGTGATGTCGTGACCTTCGGCATCGACGGCGGTGGCCTCGATGACTTGCTAGGCGCCGCAGCAATCGGGCGCGAGGAAGGAACCGGACGCTGGCTTCACTGGGCCCACGCTTGGGCACACGAGATCGTGCTTCAGCGCCGCAAAGCGGAAGCAGATCGATTCTTGCAGTTCAAGAAGGAAGGCGATCTGACGATCGTCGATCACATTGGCGATGATGTAGACGAGCTCGCCGACATCGTGGATCGAATCGAGAAGGCCGATCTCCTAGACAACATCGGCGTGGATCCTGCGGGCATCGGTGATGTGCTTGATGCACTGGCACTGAAGAAGATCGATGAGAAACGAATCATCGGAATTCCGCAGGGCTGGAAGTTGGTCGGAACGATCAAGACGACGGAACGAAAGCTGGCCGGCAAAGAGATGGTGCACGGTGCGCGACCCATGATGGCCTGGTCAGTGAGCAATGCGAAGGTCGAACCTCGCGGCAACGCCATCATCATCACAAAGCAGATCTCTGGCTCGGCGAAGATCGATCCACTCATGGCGACATTCAACGCAGTCGCGCTGATGTCGATGAATCCGAAACCTCGGAAGAAAAAGTATCAGATGTTCTTCGTCGGCTGAGCGCCGATTCGAATCGTAAACAGACCCCGCCTTGTGCGGGGTTTTTCATTTCTGGAGACCGTAATGCTGAAGCGTGCTTATAGCGTGCTTGAGATCAAAGGCATTGACGACGACGCGCGTGAGCTCACTGGTATCGCCAGCACTCCAACGGCTGATCGGTACGGAGATGTTGTCGAACCGAAAGGTGCCGAATACACCCTGCCATTGCCGTTCTTGTGGCAGCACGACGCGTCGCAGCCGATCGGGCATGTGACGAAAGCGAAAGTTCGCAATGACGGCATCGAAGTCGTCGTGAAGCTCGTGAAGTCAGATGAGCCAGGCACCCTGAAAGACCGTCTCGATGAAGCATGGCAAAGCATCAAGCTCGGTCTCGTGCGAGGCCTCTCCATCGGCTTCACATCTAAAGAACACAGCTACATCGAAGAAACGTACGGGATCCACTTTCTGAAGTGGAACTGGCTTGAGCTGAGTGCAGTGACCATCCCGGCGAATCAAGAAGCATCGATCACCGCGATCAAGTCCATCGACCGTAAAGCGCTGGCCGCGTCAGGCCTCAAGCAGCGAAGCGGCGTGACTTTGATCAACTCTTCCCCGGCGTCTCGGGACACCAAACCGACCGCGAGAAAACGCGGTCCAGTTCAACTCATCCCGAGGAAATACAAGTGAAGACACTTCAAGACCAGATCAAGGATCTGGAGAACACCCGCGCTGCAAAGGCTGCGCAGCTGCAGGCCATCACGCAAAAGGGCATGGATGAAGGGCGCGGATTCGATGAGAACGAAGGCGAAGAATTCGACACGCTCTCAGATGAAATCGAACAGATCGACAAGGATCTCGTGCGCCTGCGTAAGATGGAAAAACTGCAGGTCAGCAAAGCCACACGTGTGACGGTCGACGGCACAGAAGAACGTGCAGCCGGTCGTCAGCGTGGCGATGACAAGACGCCACACGTGATCGTGCTCGATAAGAAACGCGAGAAGGGTGTGGACTACGCACGCTATGTCGGATGCTTGGTAGCAGGAAAGGGCAGCATCAGCGACTCGCTGACCTTCGCCAAGGGAAAATTCAAGGACGATGCGATGCTGCACAAGTCGCTCGAACTGCGCGGGCGTATGAGTGCAGAACAGATCGTGAAAGCGGCGGTCGATATCGGCACGACGACGGACAGCGATTTCGCTTCACCATTGGTCTACTACACCAACATGGTGAACGACTTCATCGACTTCCTGCGTCCGCAGACGATCATCGGACGCATTCCTGGCCTGCGTCGCGTTCCGTTCGATATCCGCATGGCTCGCCAGACATCGGGTGCGACTGCTCAGTGGGTCGGTGAAGGTGCGCCGAAACCTCTCGGTCGCCAAGCCTTCGATGCGGTCACTCTGGGACACACCAAGCTGGCAGTCATCACCGCCATCACCGAAGAACTTGCGCGCTTCTCCAGCCCATCCGCAGAAACGATCATCCGTGACGACTTGGCGAAGGCGGTTGTCGAAGTCATGGATGCCGACTTTGTGGATCCGGACAACGCAGGATCCGCCAACGTCAAGCCTGCATCGATCACGAATGGTGTGACGCCGGTCGTGGCGAACGGAGGCACGACAGAGGCGAACGTTCGCAGTGATGTGAACAGCGCTTTCGGTGAGTGGATCACGAACAACAAAGGTGTTGTCGGTGGCGTGTGGATCATGCCGACCGTCGTGGCAATGCGTCTGTCGACCATGGTCAATTCACTCGGTCAGCGCTCGTTCCCGGACATCGATGCAAGTGGCGGTACGTTCTTCGGATTGCCGGTCGTGACTTCGCAGTCAAATGGCCTTCTGAACACCTCGGCCAATGGCAAAGTCGTGATCCTGGCGAATGCACCCGAGATCCTGCTGGCCGACGATGGCCAAGTCGCGATCGACGTGAGCCGCGAAGCGTCCTTGCAGCTGAACGATGCACCAGACAATCCCGCCACTGCCTCCACTGTGCTTGTCAGCCTGTGGCAGCAGAATTTGGTGGGCATCAAGGCGGAGCGCTTCATCAACTGGACGAAGGCTCGCAGCACCTCGGTGTCTTGGATCAACTCGGTCAACTGGGGCGAGTAATCGCAACAGCGCTGAGTCAACGAGTGAGCCCGGAACAGTCCGGGCCGGGCTCACTTCCTTAGTTTGAAGGTGTCAATGAAATGCAAAAACTGATTTCCATCAGCGATGAGCAGTTCTACTTCGCTGGCCGCATGCGCAAGAAGAACGAAGTCTTCGAAAGCGAAGATGAATTCGTTCATGTGCTCGGCGTCGCTGGTCGTGCCAGACCCGCTTCTGACGAAGAGATCGCATCGGCGGGCGATCAGTACGAGACGGCTGATGGCGAGGCATCACAACCGCGCGGTAAGCGCCGCGGCTACAACCGTCGCGACATGGTTGCTCGCGAGCCGCGCCAGTGAATCTGAAGAAGCAAGTCGCCTCACTGTTCTACAAGGCGGCTTCCTTTCTAGCGCCTGTTGGTATCAGCAATTGGAGCTGGTGGCCGCGCGTTCTTGAGTCGTTCACGGGTGCGTGGCAGATGAATGTCACGATCGACCGGCCGACAGTGACGCAGAACTGGGCCGTGTTCTCGTGCGTGACTCTGATAGCCGGCGACATCGCCAAACTGCCGGCGGCCGTGTGGCAATACAACAGAGACACGAAGGTGTATGACCGCACGCTGGAACGTGCGGTGCTGAGAAAGCCAAACCGCTATCAGACCCGCATCGACTTTTTCCGCATGTGGGTCTTCTCGCTGCTTCTCAACGGAAATGTCTACGTGCTCAAAGAGCGCGATGCGAACGGCTTCATCGTTGCGCTCTACATCCTCGATCCCAGCAAGGTGACGCCGCTCATCGCGCCGGATGGCGGGATCTACTACCAACTCTCAGCCGATCACATCTCTGGTCTGGAAGAGGCTGTCACCGTTCCTGCCAGCGAGATCATCCACGATCGACTCTACACACTGTGGCATCCGCTCATTGGTGTCTCTCCTATCTTTGCCTCAGGTATGGCCGCGATGCAGGCCGCGGCGATTCAGCAGAACAGTGCGATTTTCTTCCAGAACTTGAGCCGTCCGAGCGGGTTGCTGACTGCGCCCGGAGAAATCTCCGATACAACCGCGGCTCGTCTGAAAGCCGACTGGCAGACCAACTACTCGGGCGCGAACTACGGCAAGGTCGCGATCTTGGGCGACGGTCTCAAGTACGAAATGATGTCGGTGACGGCAGAAGACAGCCAGCTCATCGAACAGCTGAAGTTCACTGGCGAGATGATCTGCGCCACCTTCCACGTGCCACCGTACAAGCTCGGTCTCGGACAGATGCCGACAGTCAACAATACGGGCGCACTGAATCAGCAGTACTACGATCAGGCACTGCAGCCGATCGTCGAGAACATTGAACTGCGTCTCACTGAAGGTTTAGAAGTGCCGGATGGACGCGAAGTTTGGCTCGACGAGAGCGCGATGATGCGCATGGATCCTGCTACGCGTCTCAAATCGCATGCGGATGCGATCAGCGGATCGTTTCTCGCGCCCAATGAAGCACGCCGCGAAGAGAACCTCCCGCCCGTCGAGGGTGGAGATTCACCAATGGCGCAGCAGCAAAACTATTCGTTGGCAGCTCTTGCGAAGAGAGATGCCAAGGAAGATCCATTCGGGAAAGACTCGCCTGCGCTTCCCGCGCCGAGTACCCCGACAGAAGAAGATTTGGATAAGGCCATGCGCGACGCATTCGCGCGCGCGCCTGAACTCATCACGAGGAAGGCTGCCTGATGGACCTGAAGAGCTTTGCAGACACCATCATGCGGCACGTAGCGGATTATGTGCGGCCCGCCATTGATGAACTGAGCAAGCGCATCGATGCGATCCCGGCCGGCAAGGACGGCATCAATGGTGTCGATGGAAAGAACGGTGCCGATGGTCGCGATGGCAAAGATGGTCGCGACGGTATCGATGGAAAAGACGGAGCACCGGGCGAGCGCGGTGAGAAGGGAGAAAAAGGCGAACGCGGCGAAACTGGCGAAAAGGGCGATAAAGGAGACAAGGGCGAAAAGGGAGATACTGGCGAAGCAGGGCCGGCAGGCAAGCGGGGAGAAAAAGGTGAAAAGGGCGACACCGGCGAGCCAGGCGCGAAAGGTGAACGTGGCGAACCAGGCCCTGCCGGTGAACGCGGCGAAAAAGGCGAGCGCGGTATTGACGGAAAAGACGGCCGCGATGGTCGCGACGGCATCGACGGAAAATCGGTCATGCTCGAGGATGTTCGCCGGATGTGGCTCGACATGTATTCGAAAGAGCAAGCTGGCTGGGCCTTGGACTTCGAACGCAGAGCTCAGGATCTATTGCATCAGTTCATGTCACGCATCGAAAAACCAAAGGATGGTAAAGATGGTCGTGACGGCATCGACGGGCGTGACGGACTCGGCTTCGATGACTTCGAAGTGCAGTACGACGGCAAGCGATCGTTCACGCTCGTGTTCACTCAAGCAGATAGGCAGAAAGAATTCACCTTTAAGGTCCCAGTGCTACTCGAATGCGGGGTGCACAAGCAGGGCGCCACGTACGAGCGCGGCGACGGCGTGACCTTCCAGGGCAGCTATTGGATCGCTCAGCGCGAGACGACTGCCAAGCCCGGCGAGGACGACTCGTGGCGTCTCGCTGTGAAGAAGGGCAGGGACGGCAAGGATGCTGAGCGTCCGGCAGGGGTACGCTGATGGATCCGTTCATCACAGTGGACGACGTTCGCGCACAGGTCCGCGGCGACGATGTCGATACGAGCGACGAAGAGGCGGAGTTCTTCGCGCTCGCTGCAACTCGCATCATTTCCAACCATCTGAAGTCTTCGTCGCCGTATGAGCCTGAGGTGGATTCGAGCGGCGCCATCGTGCTCGACAGCTCTGGAGAGGTTGTCTACACCGACGATGTGAAACCCGAAGTGAAGCAGGCCACGCGATATCTGGTCGGCATCCTCTGGAAGAACCGCGACGGAGATCCTGAGGCAATGTTTGCTGATGGGCGGTTGCCCGCACCGGTGCGCGCCATCCTCGGACCCTTGAGAGATCCTGCACTCGCATGAGCCTGTCCGCTGGCCGCCTCAGGCACCGCATCACGATCGAGAAGCAGATTCCAGGCAGCCGCGACCCTGAGACAGGACTCGCCAGCGCGACGCGTTGGTCGGCAGTTGTCGAGGATCTCGCCGCCGAAGTGGTGCCGGTCAGTGTTCGCGAATTCATCGCAGCACAGTCCATGCAGAGCCAGATCGTCGCGCGCATCACGATTCGATATCGCGATGGCCTGGATGCGACTATGCGCATCAAGCACCGAGGCAAGATCTACAACCCGCAGGGCTGGCTTCCGGATCCGGACAGCGGACTCGAGTATCTGACTGCACCCTGTAGCCAAGGCGTGAACGCAGGCGACTGATGACGCTGGTGTGCGTGGTGGCAACTGGCCAGTCGTTGACGAGCCAGCAAGTCGACCGCGTCCGTCAGTTTCACGAGGAAGGCCGCTGCCAAGCGGTCGCGATCTCCGACAACTACAAGCTCATGCCGTGGGCAGAGGCGCTCGTGAGTCACGATCGCACCTGGTGGAATCAACACAGTGAGGCGTACAGATTTGCGGGCCGCAAATTCACCGGCTGTCAGATGCCGGGACTTGAATACCTGACGATCACTCAGCGCTATCCGAGCGGATGCAACAGCGGGCTGCAGGGGATGCGAGTTGCTCAGGACTATCTTGCCGCGACGCATATCGTGCTGCTCGGTTTCGACATGCATGGCACGCATTACTTCGGACCGCATCCCAAGCCGTTGGCGAATACGGCACCGGCTAGGTTCAAGCATCACATCGCGCAATTTAGGACGTGGACTGGATGCAAGGTGACCAACTGCACACCGGGATCCGCATTGACTCAGTTTCCGATGGCGAGCCTCGATGAAGTTCTACGTTCTTGACGAAAGACACGTCTGGTATGCGGCCATCATCGATGCTGCGAATCGACATGGATTCGAAGGAAAGAGAATTCTTCGAGGCGAAGAGGTGGAGGAGAACGGCTATGGCTTTCTGCGATGCCACGCTGAACCATCAGCACTGATCAGGAATCAGCGCGACTTCGATCTGATGGATGCACGCCTGACCATGATTCAGGACGAAGTGCAGGTCAGGGTTTACGAAAACAAGAGTGCGCAGTTCGATCGATGGAAGACATGGATGCCGCCAACGTGGCGCTTCAACGATGAGGGCGCCGCACTTATTTTTGTCAGTGACTGGAACCAGTATCCATTGGTGTCCAAGGCAGACGTGGGCGCGAGCTCGATCAACGTTCGCATCCTCAAGAATAGGCATGAGGCGTTGTCTCATGTTCGAGAGCTATTCGGACCGGGCATCAAGGTCAAGCATTGCTCTCACGGTCCAGGTGTCGAGAGGGATGCATGCTCGTTGCAGCATGGATACGTGCTGCTACAGCAATTCATTCCTCACAAGGTTACATGGCGAGTGAACGCGATCGGCACCAAACGAGCGGCGTTCATGCGGTACTGCTATCCCGATCGAGCGGTGGCGCAGACGGGCAACGTGGAGCCTGTCATGAAGATGGGCGAGCAGGTGGAGGCACTGTTCGCATTCTGTGACCGATTCTTCGATGTGGCGAACACGAAGTGGTGCGCGGTCGATGTACTGCAGGAGAACGATAAATGGTGGCTTCTCGAGACGAGCTTGGCTTGGCCTTGGCCAAGTCCGGGGAGGTGCAACTCGGCACCGATCTTCGGAACGAACAAGAAATGGCTGCAGATGTTCGACGTGATGATGGAGGAAGTGCAGGCAGGCGTCTGGTCAAAGTCATAGGTGGGCAGGTCTTCGTGATCTATGTGGCCACGAACATGCTCCTGTGCTCTCTCGTGTTCTTCGCCTGGGCACTGCCGCGCGAGACTATCTCGGGATTGCTTGGTCGCTGGAAAGAAACAGGAACGCCAGTTCAGCGCATCGTTGGCTTCGTCCTGGGCGCGGTTGTAGACCGCATCTACTTCTGGGAACCGAATCATTGTGTCGAGGTATACCGGTGCGAACTGAAAGCGCGGCAAATGCTCTATCCATGAGGGATCGCATCGTTGCTCATCGAGGCAACGCCTACGAGCATCGCGAGAACTCGCTGGACGCCATTCGGTCGGCCATCGACCTTGGCGTGAAGTACGTCGAATTCGACGTCCAAATGTCCAGCGACGGCGTGCCGATGCTGTTGCACGATGCATACCTCAGCAGACTGTTCGGGAAAGACCGCGATGCCGTGTGCACCACGAGTTCAAGCTTGGAAGAACTCGGCATCTCTTCACTGAAGGACGCGGTTACGGCCGTGCGTGATGCTGCCGTAACAGCATTTGTCGAGATCAAGCAGGACTCGTTCCAGACCTTCGGCCGTGAGCGCGTGGTGGCCGATGTATGTCGGCAGCTGACTGGAAACTGCGTGGTGATCTCGTTCGATCACGAAGCAGCCTTGGCGGCTCGCGACCTTGGATTTCGGATCGGGTTCGTGATTGGCGGAATGGGGGCCGATTCAAAATGGCGAGTCGACACATTTGCACCTGAATACGTCTTTTGCGATCAGCGCTATATCAACGAACCTGTTTGGCCAGGCCCCATCTGGTGTTCATACGAAGTCGCTGACGCGCAGACAGCACATCGGCTCATTCGGCATGGTGTCCAGCTGCTCGAAACCATGTGCGTCCGGAGAATGCTTCAGTGATTTCGTTCGTGACGTTCAAGTGGTCGAAGCCGGGCTATCGATCAACGTTCACCGCGACACACGTGAACATTTCGCGTCACATGATCGAACGGCACTATCAGAAGCCGCACCGATTCATCTGTGTGACTGATGATCCTTCAGGGCTTGAAGCGGGCATCGAACATGTGCCTCTCTGGGATGACCACGCCAACATCCAGAACCCATCATGGCCAAATGGCCCGAGCTGCTATCGACGGCTCAAGGTGTTCTCTGACTGGTTCGGCGAGATCGCTGGCGATCGGTTCGTGTGTTTCGATCTGGACATGGTGTTCACCTCGGATCTGAATCCTCTGTTTGATCGCAAGGAAGACTTTCTGATCTGGCACACGGGAAACCCAACCATTCCGTTCTGCGCTTCGATGTTCATGATGACCGCAGGGAAATTCGCGCACGTGTGGAATGACTTCGACCCCGCAACTTCCCCACGCGAAGCATTGCAGTCGCGCATGAAGGGATCTGATCAAGCCTGGATCGCACACAAGCTCGGAATGAAGCTCGCCGGCTGGGGCGCGAACGACGGTGTCTATTCGTACCGCGACCACCTCTGCCGCACCTTTGGCGCGAAGCTTCCAAAGAATGCGCGCGCTGTGGTCTTCCATGGAAAACCGGATCCGTGGGACTACACGGCGCTTCAAGCATCGCCTTGGATCTTCGATCACTACCACTGATGGCACTCAAATATGTACACGGACTCGAGGGGCTTCTGCAGACCCTCAAGTCTCTGCCGCCTGAGATTGTCTCGAAACGCGGAGGACCCGTCAGAACGGCGGCTCGAAAGGCAAGTGTCGTTTTTCAGAAGCAGGCTATTGAGAACGTTCAGCTGATTGTTGACCAGCCTAACAAGGATGGCAGTACACCCGACAATTCGAAGACACTTGAGAAGGCGATCATCGTCAGCCGAGCGCGGCCGACGGGTTTCAAGGGCGAAGTATTTCGCACGCGAGTGAAACGCGGCGCCAGAGCTCCGAACGGTCAGTCGGCGAACAAGTATGGCGGCGTGCTCGAGTTCGGTGATGAGACCCACAAGGCGGAAGCCTGGATGCGTCGCGCATTTGAGAGCAAGAAGAACGAGGCTCTGCAGGTCTTTACCTCAGAGCTGCAAAAACGCATCAAAGCTGCAGTCAAGAAAGCATCGAAGGGGGGCAGCCGATGATCCCTCCGTTCTTCTCGATCATTGCGGAGGCGCCGACTTGCCAGCAGTACCTCGGCAAGGAACCGAAGATGAGGTTCTTCAGCTTCGGTGAAGCTCGACAGAATACGGAACTTCCATATGCAGTCTGGCAGATGCCCACGAGCGTGCCAGCGAACTATCTCGGGCAATTACCAGACACTGACGATGCGCGTGTACAGATCGACGTGTATGCATCGACTCAGGAAAACGCATTGCTTGTTGCTCGCGCCATTCGCGATGCACTGGAGCCGCATGCGCACATGACGCTGGCGTCGATGCGATCTCGCGACTCTGTGACGCGATCACATGGCTTCATGCTCGAGTTCGAATTCTTCACGCCGCGATAGTTTCTAGATACCTGACGATCTATTTCGAAGAGGCCTCGCCATTCGGCGGGGGCTTTTTTATTTCCGCCACCAATTAGAGAGGACGGCCGCAATGGCACTTAAGACCGCTCGAACGAGCTTGTACTTCATCGACCCGGAGTTCGATTCGAATGGTCCGGGGATCGTCACGGTTGGATGCGCGACCAGCATTTCAGGCATCGGTGCCTCGCGCGATCAACTCGAAGATACCTGCTTGGAAGACGATGCTCGCAGTTATGAGGCAGGCCTGGGAACTCCAGGCCAAGCGTCTTTCACGATCAACTTCGATCCGGCAGACGCTTCCCATGTTCGCATTTACGAACTCTGGCGCGCAGGAACAAAAGTGGATTGGGCCTTGGGTCTGTCTGATGGACCGCCTGCGCCGGCAGCACTTGTCCCGCCCACTCTTCAAACGGACGACACGTTCAACCTGCCAAGTACTCGCAGCTGGGTCACATTCAACGGATACATCGCCGATGTTCCGCTTGATCTTGCATTGAACGCACTGGTGTCAGCCAACGTAACGATTCAGGTCAGTGACTTCCCAACTGTGTCACCGAAGGCCGCATGAACCAGCTAACAGAAAGAGTCGAAGTCCAGATTTCTGGCAAGACCTATTACGTCCGCGAGCTCGGATATCTGGAATTTGTCGAGCTATCCCGAAAGGCCAAGGTGGGAGATGTGGAAGCAGTGGGAATGGAAATTATGCGGCTGACGATGCTAGCGAGTGTCGAGGACATCGAAGGCAAACCGATGTTCGATGATACGTCCCTGCGTCGGCTCAAGAAGTCGATATTCGAGCCCTTGTCGAAAGCAGCAATGAAGGCACAGGGGCTTGATCTGGATGAAAAACGTGAGCCGCTGTCGGCAGAGGACGTAGAGGGAAACGCCGAGCCGTCGAGGAAATCTGGATCGAACTCTCCAGAGCCTGCGGCGGCACAGTCGGCGAACTAAAGCATCGCATGAGTGCCGCGGAGTTCGGGCGGCACATCGACTACTTCAACAAGTACGGTCGATTGACTCCAGTGCGCATGTATGACGCCGGTCCCGCTCTCATCACATGGCGCATTGACCGCGCCTATGGCGGGAAAACCATTCAGAAGGATTGGTTGCCAAACTTTGAACCAGACAAGGTCGCGACGGTGGAAGACGTGATCAAAGAATTCGGCGGGGTGAGGGGCAAGTGAGCATCGGTCGTCTCGTCATCGATTTCGTTGCGAACACTGCTGGGTTCGAAACCGACACGGCGCGTGCAACGAAAGCGCTTGAGAAACGGGCAAAAGAGATTGATAGGCAGATCGCGAACATCGGACGTGTCGCGGCGGCCGTGGGCGCGGCTGCAGCGGTGGGATTCATAGCCCTCACCAAGGCAGCCATCGACGCCGCTGATGGCATGAATGACATGTCGAAAGCGACAGGCCTTTCGGTCGAGTCGCTTTCACAGCTTCAGTACGCCGCGGAACAGTCGGGGTCCAATCTCGATGGACTGGAGACCGGACTCAGGCGCCTATCGAAAGCCGCAGCGGACGCCGCCGATGGATCGAAGGAATCTGCAGACGCGTTCAAGAAGATCGGCGTATCCGTCAAGGACGCAGATGGATCTCTGCGAAGCACTGAGGACCTGCTGCTTGATGTGGCAGATGTCTTCTCCCAATACGAAGACGGGGCCGGCAAGGCGGCGCTTGCTCAAGAGCTATTCGGTAAATCCGGTGCGGATCTCATTCCGTTTCTCAATCAGGGAAAGACGGGAATAAAGGCGCTGAAGGATGAAGCCGCAGCTTTGGGAATAACCATCAGCGGAGAAACCGCGCAAGCGGCCGATGACTTCAACGACAAACTGAACAAGCTCAGCTTCATCGCTCAGGGAATAGGTCGGCAGATCGCTTCCGAACTTCTCCCATCCATTTCCGGCATCGTTGATGCGTTCGCCGACTTCTCCACGAATGGAGATGTGGCGCGGCAAATTGCCGAATCCGTAGCAACGGCATTCAAGCTGATTGCAGACATCGGATCGCGTGTTACTGAGACGTTCCAGGACGTCGGCTCCGCACTCGGCGCGCTTGCTGCTGCGGCCGTGGCCGCGGCGAAGGGCGACTTCTCCGAAGCCGCGACCATCATCTCTGAAGCGAACGCAGATGCCGTCGCCCGAGAGGAAACCTACACACGCTTTCGAGAAAAGCTCTGGCAGGACTCAGGTGCGTCCATCGTTGCGACTGCCCAAGCCACTGACGAGGCACTTAAGAAGTCATTCGCGTTCGGCGGCGGCAAGTCGCAGGTGGAAGAGGTCAAGATCACCGCTGCTGCCAAGATCGATCTCTCGCCGATGCAGCAGTACTACAAGGACCTGGAAGATCTCACGAGAACAAACCAAGAGAAGCAGATCGCGGCGTATTACGCAGAGCGCGAAGCACTAAAAGAACTGCTCGATGAAAACCTGATCTCGTGGGAGCAATACGGCGAACGTGTCGACGAGGCGATCACCGACACGCTGGGTCTTGAGGAATTCGACGTCACGCTCAAGAAGATGAGTGAGAAGGTCGAAAAGGCCAGCACCGAGTGGAATGAGTTTCAGAAGGAAGCTGCACGCAATACCCAAGACATCATCGCCGACACGCTCGTCGACGGATTCGACAAGGGCAGTGATGGGATCCTGAAATCCTTTGGCGAGATGATCAAGCAGCTGGTGGCGCAGGCGATTGCAGCCGATATTGCCGGAAAGCTGTTCGGATCCAGTGTCAGCGGCAACAGCTCTGATGGTGCGGGCTGGATCAATCTCGCATTGCAGGCCTTCGGATTCGGTGGAGCTCGCGCTACCGGTGGTCCAGTGAGTGCTGGAATGATTTACCGCGTGAATGAACGAGAGCCTGAGTTCTTCAGGCCTCGCGGTAATGGAGATGTAATCCCTCTTTCGAAGATGGGCGGCATTGGACAGGGACAGACCCATGTCTCCATCTCATTTCCCAATGTGACGAATCCTAGGTCGATGGAAACCCAACAACAGATCAGCAATGCGGTCGCAGCTGGTCTTGCTACAGCAAGAAGGCGTAACGGCTGATGCCCTGGCCAATTTTTCCAATCTGTCCTTCATACGGATTCACGAAGGCAGCTAACTATTCGGTGACAATTGTCGAGAAAGGTTCTGGTGTTCGCAGTCGCAACCGAAACTGGTACTACCCGCTGCATATATTTTCAGCGGTTCCAATCGACAATCGAACGGATGATGACATGTACCGCATCGCGCGCTTCTGGCACGCAATAGGCGGAATGGCTGGTTCCTTCCTGTTTAAGGACTACACCGATTTCAACAGCACAAATACGCCAAGTACGGCCGTTACACGGTTGGATCAACCAGTCGTGGAGACCGAGGATGGAAATTTTCAGCTCGTCAAACTCTATGAAGACGACGAGTTCATGTTCCAGCAGCAACGGATCATTCAAAAGCCAAAACAGGGATCCATCCTTGTTGCCGATGCCGGAACCCTGCTGACGGAAGGTGTCGATTACAGTCTCGACTATGACACTGGGCTCCTGACCTTGAATTCGTCACTGCCTGTAGGTACGCCGACATGGGGTGGCGATTTCTATGTGCCCGTCATGTTCGAGTCGACACCTGAGTTCGTGCGCGGTAACTGGAAGATCCAGTCGACAGGATTTGCGCTACGCGAACTGCGCCTAAGTTCACCCACATTGATCGCTTCATCGTGAAGAACTATTCGACGGCTTATGCCGCTCATCTGCAGCAGTCCGACACGACGCTCGCTGTTTGCTGGCGCATCGTGAAGAACAATGGCGCCCTGATTCTCGGGACATCGCATGATCGGGATATTCCCATCACCCAGACGAACATCGGCGTGGTGGTGAGTGAATCTGCATTCTCTCTGGTCGGTGTCTATCGCGCCTCCTCTGGAATTCTCGGCAGCGACATTGCGTCCGGATCTGATATGTCGGTCGATAACATGGAAGTCAACGGTGCACTTCAGCGTCAGGGTGATCTGCATCTTGATGTGAGCGTCGCAGACCTTGAATCGGGACTGCTTGACTCCGCAGAGGTGACGACGTTTCTGGTGAACTGGCAGAACCCAGATGATTTTCAAGATGTCATGCGGCATGGATCATTGGGAGAAGTGTTTCGAACATCTGAGGGGCACTATCGAAGCGAAGTGCGCGGGATTACTCAGCAGCTTCAGCAAACCATTGGCAGGACCTGCGGAGACAAATGCGATGTCGCAGAATTCGGTGACGCGCGCTGCAAATTCAATGTCGCATCCGCCACTGCATCAGGTCTTGTGACCAACGTGGCTAGTAGACGCCGATTCGATTCCACATTGGTGCCTGGATCATTCGTTGTCACGACGCCGAACTTTCGAACTGGCAAACTCTCGTGGCTCACAGGAGAAAACGCCGGATTCGTCAGCAGAGTGAAAGTCGACAATGTGGACGGTGTCCTAGGGAAGATCGAACTAGAAGAAGAGGCGCCGTTCGATATTGAGGACGGAGATACGTTCAATCTAGCGCCTGGCTGCGATAGAAGGCCAGAGACATGCAGGGACGTCTACAACAATCTGATCAATATTCGTGCGCCTGGCATGTTCTGTCCGGGCCCTGACAAGATCATCGCAGCTCCATGATGGTGACAGGCAATGATGTGATCCGGGAGGCTCGCTCCTGGACGGGAACCCGCTATTTGCACCAAGGTCGGTCGCGGGCTGGTGTGGATTGCATTGGACTGATCATCGTAGTTTGCCAGCGACTCAATCTGGTTCCACTCGATCTTCCGCAGCCGCGGAACTATGGACCGATGCCAGCATGTGGATTGCTTGAGGAGAGTGTTCGAGAACACTGCATCGAACTTCCTGGCCCGATGTGTGGTGCTATCGCACTCATCCGGTGGAAGCCAAAGCAATGGGCATCGCATTGCGGGCTTTTGACCCCTGATCACATCATTCACGCGTACGCGCGTGTGCAGAAAGTCGTCGAGCATGGATTCCGCGCGCGATGGCCTAAGTTGACTCAGGCCTATTTCGCATTGCCTGGAGTGCAGTACTCGTGAGCAATGCTGGTCAAGCTGTTCTCAGTGTCGTCGGCGCAGTCATAGGTTTCTTCATTGGAGGGCCGCAGGGAGCCGTATACGGATTCCAGCTTGGATATCTCGCTGGTACGGCCATATTTCCCACGCAATTGCCTCACATCCAAGGTCCGAGACTTGGCGAGGGAACTCAGACGCAATCTGTAGTGGGTTCTCCCATACCCATCATATTTGGCACTGACATCGTCGGCGGGATCGTCATCTGGGCGAGTCCAATCCGCGAAGTTGCAAGCACTAGTGATGTGGGCGGCAAGGGCAGCCCAGAGCAATCTCAAACCACATATACCTACTATCGATCATTCGCGATTCTCTTATGCGAAGGGCCAATCGCAGGTGTTCGAAGAATCTGGGCCAACGGGAAACTGATATATGACCTGAGCTCACCAATTCTGGATGTATCGGACATTGTGGACTCTGTGGTTCAAGGCCTGCTCGGTCGCGTCGCTGTGAATCACGATCTGGAAGATCGCATGACGATCTATTTAGGCACTGAAGATCAGATGCCTGATCCGGTCATCGAGTCATTTGAGGGTACAGGAAACGTCTCTGCCTACCGCGGCTATGCGTATATCGTGTTTGATGATGTCGAACTGAAGCCTGAGGATGGAAACAGAATCCCAGCTCAGTGGAAGTTTGAAGTCTATGAAGATGGGGATGCAGATTCAGGTGACATCGTCGCATACAGCAACTCGGTACTGTATCCATGGCTCGAGTCGTTGGATCCGCGTGATTCGCGACAAATCTACACGTACGAAGCCAATGGCATGTCTTACGATTTGGGAGAGCCACCGGGGTTTGATCAATCTCCGTATCCAACACTAGATGAAGCACTGGGCGTTTGGGTGGATGCCTGGAACGAAGAATATCGAAGTGGCACCACGAAATTATCTGTGAGCGAGTTTCACTTGGTCGCACATTCGCCTTTAGAAACTGGCGACGATCATCACAAGGCTCATATCTATCCAATTGATGCGCCTTCTTCGTCTGTGATCGGTGAACTGCTGAATATCGATCTGCATTTCAACGAATTCGCACCACGAGATTATCAAGAACAATTTCCACCGGGCTCTGGATCAGGCGAGGTGGCCGCAGCGATTGCTGCCAATCACACTTGGTATCGTGAGGGCTCGGTTGCAACCCAAGGCGTGGTATTTGCGGATACCTACGACGGCAATCTAATCCAATTCCATGATGCACGATTCAAGACCGCGTCATTTGGCAGTGTGTTCAATGGAATGCAGCGATATCAGACATTCGATGTCTATATCAAAGTGAATCGCGAACCGATGCCACCGCCGAACCCGGCGGACATCGGAGTTCCAGTTCCTGGTTCGCCTGGTTTCTATGTTGTTGATGGCTTGTTGTTGCCAGCGGGTCCCTGGGTTTACGACAACTCCACTACCTATCGTGTGCTCTCGACTTATAGGACGAATCTCAACAGCGATGGGCAGGATCAGGTTCAATATTACCCATTAAATCCGACGCGACCGCTCGGACATCCTCAGTACAACGATCAGGAGTTTTGGGAAGAGGCATATGACTTGGCCGTGGCGAGGGGACAGTTACCTGCCGGATGGACATATGGAAACCAATACCCCAAGACACAAGGATGGGGTTACAAGCTCTCCGTGCCCTATGATTCCGTTGCTACCGCACCTGTGTCACTGGCGAGCATTGTGGAACGTGTCTGTGCTCGAGTCGGAGTCGACAGCGTAAATGCAACGGACCTAGATGAGATCTTCGTGCATGGCTATAGCCTTGCTCGCCCAATGGCCGCACGCGGTGCGATTGAGTCGCTTCGTCCGTACGGATTGTTCGATGTGGTTGAGTCACAAACGCTGCTCAAATTCACAACACGTGGCAAAGCAATTGTCCAGACGCTCACTGATGACGATCTTGGAGCACACTTTGTAGGCGAGGAGCAACCTTCCCTCATCACTACGCGCAAGATGCAGGAACGCGACCTTCCACGTCAGATCAGGGTTCATTTCAGAAATGTCGATAGAGACTATGATCCGGGTGAAGAACTTTCGCCCGCGCGCGTCGACACTAGAGCTGAATCCGTCGTGGATGTGGAAGTTCCTGTAGCGACAACCTCAGAGAAGGCAGCGCAGATTGCAGAGATCATTCATCGTGATCTGTGGACAGGTAGACATCTGCATCAGATTCAAGTCGATCAGACGATGAAACATCTCGAACCAGCCGATGCCATCGCTGTACCAGTCGATGGCAGGACCGTTCGGGTAAGAATTCCTAATCTAATCGACAAACTCACGAATCTGCGTCATATCGATCTCATTCGCGATGATGACGGTCAGTACGTTTCGCACGCGGTGGGAACAGAATTTTCCAGCGCGCCGCCTGCCATCCAATTCTATGGTCCTGCTGACGTTGTGCTACTAGATATCCCTGCGCTGAGGGACTCAGACAACGACGCCGGCTTCTATGCCGCTTTCCGTGCGTCCATCCGTTCGCAAACCTTTAGAGGTGCGACACTGTATAAGAGCGTGGACGATGGAACGACATATACGCCCATCGTATCCGTGACCGGGGCCGTCGCTATCGGAACGTTGCTTGAAAGTTTGCCGACTGGACCGACGACGATCTGGGACGAAGGGAATGAAGTTCGTGTCGAGCTTGGTAATGGAACATTATCTAGCCGCACTGAAGCAGCGGTGCTCAGTGGTGCGAACACATGTGCCATTGGAAGCGATGGTCAATGGGAGATCGTGCAGTTTCTCAACGCCACAAACATAGCGGGT